TTTTTTACCAAGTAATTTACCTTTAGCCCAACCTTTAGGAAGTCCTCCAGTAGTTTCTTTTATGTCACCAGCGTCATTGGTATAAACATCTTTTTTTAAAATTGCCATTTTTTTCCTTTTTTCTAGATTATTCGCACCCACCGTAAAAGATGAGTGCGAGATAACCATAACTTAATTAAAAGTTTGTAATTGTGCAGAAAGCTGTTGCACGATAGATTGGAAGACCCATTCTAACTGTTGCTTTCATTACAATAATATCTTTTGTGAAGTTTGCGTCATGTGAATCAGACATAGCAACTTCCATACCTTGTCTTGCGACGATATGAATAGCTTGTCCACCACCGAACACACCAACAATAGGTGTACCTGCTGGTCTAGTTGTATCTAATACAACTGGAAGACCCCAAAGGGTTGCTCCAATAGAACCACCAAATTGTCCAGCTCCAACAAATAATGGGTTCAATGAACCACTTGTTGTTACTGCATTTACTTCTGTTACAACCTGATACCAATCACTTGGGTGCATTACTATTGCGTCTGGTTGTAAGAAACTATCTTTTTGTATTTCTGTGATAGCTTCATAAATTTGTCCAATTCTCTTTAAGTTTCCACTAAAAGATGAAAAGTCAAATGTGTTAATTCCACTCTTATTAAGAATACCTGTTAAGTTCACACCTGAACCTGACCCAGCTAATACTTGGTCGCCAACTGCTAATCTAACCATTGTTCTTAATCTACTGTCAAGATATCCTTGAACTGCTGAAACATCAGCTAATAATTCTTCTGTTACTGGTAAGAATGAACCAACTTTTCTAATATTTTCTGTTTGCTCTGTGAATGCTAGTGCATTTTCACCTAGTGCAGAACCTTCAGCAGTTGCTGCTGAGTTATTAGTAAAGGTTGTTTCCTCCAAATACTTGTATTGGTATTGGTCAGTATTAATAACATCAATTAAATCCAATACAGTTTCTGGGTCTCTTGTTGCAGTAGGAACAATTAAGTCACTTCTTGTTACTGCAGGTGGATAACCTGTCTCTGTAAGAGTAGTTTTAAATTCAAATCGTGGATCGAATTTCAATTCAGAAGAAATGTTTTTTTGTCCGTCTTGCATAAACTTTTGATATGCTTTTGAGTCCATAAGTTCAGCACCAAGACCTTTATATTGTTTTGGAGCTTCTGTATGGATAGGCATTTCTTTTACAGTTTGTCCTTTTTCAAGGTCTGCTTCTAGATTTGCTTTCTCATTTTCATATTTTTTAGCTTCTTTAATAGCTTCAACAAGTTCAGCCATTTTTGCATTTCGGGCTTCCCACTCACCAAATTTTTCAGCGTCCATATCTTTTGGAGCTAATTCTTTGAATTCATTAAGTGTATTTCCCCTAAGTTCTTGAAGTTCTAATTCCATTTCTTTAATGTCTTTCATAACTTCTCCCCTCTAAATATCTACCGATTGGGTAATAATATCTAAAGTATTTTTCATATGTGAGTTATAAAGCTCTGTATCTAGTTCTGTATTAGTTAATGTTTCATCACTTGCACCTGCGTCTAATAAATCAGACACATTAGCAAATGCGTTTTGTAAATCATCAGCTAATTCAACTAAACTATCAGTTGCTTCTGAACTCAATTGTTTGTTTTTTTCTATGCGTAAAGTAGTAAGCCCTTTAGCACGATTTATTACATTTTCTAAATTAATTCGTAATTCAGAAATATCATCAACAAACCTAGTTCCTTTAGGTTCGTTTAAAGCTTCCTCGTATTCTGCATGAGTTTTACAAGGCATAAATATTGTTTGTCCATTTTCTTCATGGCTATGTATTTCATCACAACCTATTTGTTTTGCTCTTTCCATAGCTTCACCAGGATTGTCAAATACATCTTTTCTAATTTCTGCTTTTTCTTCAGCTTCATCAGTTTCTTTTTCAGACTTGACTGCTAAGGTATAAGTATTTTGATTAGCACCTACAAGTACAGGTGAAACTTCCCAAACTTTTAATTCTTTAAGATATCTAACTTCTTTTTCTTGCCCGTCTTTCGTTTTAAACATTCCTATTTCACTATCAACTACTTCATAACCAAAAGACCATTGTTGCATATCACCCATAGCTTTAACTGTATGAAATGCGTCTCTACCTGCTTGAGTTTCCATAATAAATTGTCCTTTAAACACAGCTTTATTATTATCTTGAATTATTTCACCTCTACCTACAACTTCTTTCCACTCATGAGCCCAAACCATAGCAACACCTTTATCACCATACCCAGATTTTACTGAACCTGCTGTTACTACATCTCCGTCGCTATCGATCTCATTGAAAACTGAAAAAACTGCTTCAACTTTGCCTTCAATTTCATCTGTTGTATTAAAAATTACATCTTTATGTTCTACTGAATTATTACTCATACCTTTATCCTTTTATTATGGTAAATTGTAGTGCATCTACAATTAACAATCAACTCTATCGGCGCACCATATTTATAATCCGCTGGATAATCCATTTTATACCCAGAAACTTCAAAAGGCGAGTTCATTTGTCGTCTTTGATTATCTACTGCAATATGTGCGTCTCTTACTAATCCATCTCTTTGTGTTAGCCATTGCTTTTCTAATAACAAACCTGACTTTTTAGCGCCAACCATTTTACCATATTCTGCCATAGCTAATCCCTCTGTTCTAGCAATTCTTGTTGCATTACCTAATAATTGTTTTGTTAAACTTTCATTTAATGCTGAAGTCAAATAATCATTAAATTGAATACCAGTTAAACCTAATCTATTTGCTTCATCAAATGCTTTTCTAAGAGATCGATTAACTATTGTTTTTCTTGTTTTACTTAATTGTGGCAAAATATCATCTAATCTACCATTTACAAATTCTATTGCTTCTCTGTTTCTTGTTAAATTAGCTATTGGTAATTGAACACCTCTTCTACCTCTTAATGGATAAAATCCGTCTTGAACAACAGTTGCTAATGGTTTTCTTCTTCTGCCTAATCTTATTTGTTCTAATTCTGCGTCACTAAATTGGCTATTATCTGCTTTAAAAGCTTCTGGAAGTAATTCGTTTAATTGAAATAAAGCAAAGTCATAACCCATAGATAAATATAAATCATAAAAATCTGCTTTCCAATATTTGACATTATTGTCAATAATTGAATTAACTGCACCTAATATACCAATTTGGTTTGGTGGATTATTTTTAAAAAAGTTATTTATATCTTTTCTTTGTCGATCCAGCAACTTATATATTTCTGAACTTAATGTAAAATCCCAATCTTGTAATAATCGATCGAACTTCTTATAAAATATAGTTTTAGCTTCCTCTGTTTCAAATCTGTTTTCTCTATATTCCCAATCTTGTTCTATAAGCTTTTCTCGTCTTGTTATAAGTTCCATAGCAGAATTTGCTTTTTCATCTATTCTGTTCATAGCACGAACTAATTTATTAGACCAAGATTTACCTGCTTCACCACCCCATAAAGCCCATGCTATTCTTCCATTACTTGGATATCCTTTTTCACCTGGTCGCCAACCTTCTGCCGCTTTATCACTTTCGTGTCTTGGAAAATATTTTGCAATATGTCTTACTTTTTCTGCACCTGCTTTTTGGTTATTAACTATATATCTTGCTGAATTTCTACCTACAGAAGTTCCACCTCTGTTATATTCTTTAACCCAATTTAATCCTCTTTGTGCTTCTTCTTTAGCACCTTTTGGAATTGTAAAATCTAAGCTATCGTATCTACCTTTAGCTTGTTCCATTATCTGCTATATACCTATCTTCACCAAATCTTTCGATTTGTAATAATCTAGCTTCTGCTAATTCTCTTGTTGGATAACAACCAAATAAAGTATTTTCATCAGATGAATAAACACAATATTCAATTTGTCCGTCCTCGCTTCTTTCTTCTTTTATAACTTTATTTTCTGAATTTTCTATTTGTATATCTTTTAAAAAGCGATCGAAGTTATTTTCAGAAGTTTCAACTTGAATTGGTTGTGTAGGCATAGGTATATCATTTAAGTCTTCTTTTTGAATAACAATTTTATCAGCAGGAACATAATAAACTTCATGTTCATCAGTTACTGGTAAACCAACTGCTCGTCTAGCTTCAGCTAATGTTGCCCAACCATTTTGAACTGCTAAATTCATTCTTTCGTAAACTGCTGTTACATCTTGTTGTAATGCACGAATATTAGCAATATCATATTGTAAATATTCATTTTCTGAATTAGCATAATCTACTTTTAATAATTGATTTTCTATTTCTTGTGCAACTACACGCCATAATGGGATTAATGTATTTTCTGTAAAGCTTTCTCTTAATTCTCTAGCATTAGAATATGTTCCATTTTGTAAACCAACTTGTAAGCCAGCAATTATAGCTGGAACACCTAATACAGCAGATATTCTGCTTTCAGGAACATTTCTTAAGATACCAATATCAAGTTCTTTTGGACTAAAAGACATTTTATCTACATTCATAGCACCTGATAAAACTAAAGGCATGCCTCTTTGAGCACCTGCTACTTTTCTTTGATATGCTCTTGATATTTGTTCTGCTTCATCTTCTGTTGGTCCAATATCATCTTTTGGTGTTATAACAATACTTGGAACACCCATATTAGCTAATAATGCAGTTGATAATTGACCTGCACTTTCATCACCAAATACTTCTCTTAATACAGATTTAAGCGGACTAAATCCTTTTTTATGGTCTGTAGGATCGATAGCCATTCTGATATGTATTACATCTTCAGCTTGTAATATAACTTCTTTATTTTTCATTTCATATTTGTAATGAGTAATTAATTCTTCTTCTGTTCCTTTTGCTTCAATTTGCGCAGGCATTAATGGATATAAAGCTACAACTTGTCCTGCTTCATTTCTTTGTTTTAATAAATATGCGTCACCAAATATATGAATTGAATTAATTATATAAAAGCTTATTAAATCACCAGACATAAATTTGTTAGGTTTTTTCATTAAAGCTTCTAATGGGTGATTAGGAACATATTCACTTTCACCGTCTATATTGTTATTTTGAACTACTAATTTAGCTTCAGCAAAAGATCGACCAAGAACTTGCAAACAAGCTACAACTGCACTATTCCAACCCCCATTACCTAAATTTTCTAAATCATACATTCCTGCTTCTGTGTTATATCCTTGCACATATGAACTGCTTGAAATTGGATAATCATCTGCAAAAAAATTATATCTTTTATATGTCGGTTTACCACTTAAAATATCTCTAAATGTTCGTCTTTCTTTAGCCATTTATTATTCTCCTTTGGGAACTAAGGCGATAACCGAACACACAAGAAAGTTACCACCTTAATTCCAAACATAGACTTGCCTTATACCATAATAGCGAATTGTCTGCAACTTGCTAATAAGCCTTATATTCTTTTTTGCGTGTTGTTTCTAATATTCCATATGCTAATGCGTCAACTTGGTCATCATGTTCACCTTCTGGAAATTGTAAAAGTTCTCTTTCTAATTCATCTAACCATATTGCATTTCTTGCAAAATATACATAACCACTTTCCATTTTAGCTGATAAAGGCATAGCTCTTGATATTTTATCTCTATCTGCTCTTAATTCTCTTATAGGCAAACCTGTTCTTCTAGCCATTTGAACTAAAGCTAATTGGTAACCAGCTCTTTCTATTCCTATATAATCCAAATTATATTCATCATATTTCTTTTGTAATATTGGAATAATATCTGGAGCTTCAAGTCTTTGTCTAAATATTTCATAAACTAATATTTTATTATCTGGTGTTATTCCAATTATAGAAACTACCGTATAATCAGCAGTTTCTTTAGTTGATGTAGCTAAATCTACTGTTGCTATTTTTCTAATGTCAGTCGATCTCAACCTTTGGTTTTCAAATAATGCATATTCATAATCTTCATAATTGCCTTCTTTATTAAATTCTGTATATGTTTTAGTTTCAAAATGTTTAAT